TACGACTTTGTCATGCTCCACGGGATAAGGCACTGGTACGTCGACGATCTTGGGCACCTCGATCACGCGCTGTGGCCAACGCGCAACCCATGCACCGGTGAGAAAGCCGATGACGATCGCGCAGACACAGATCGCCGCGGCTGCCGCAAGCAAATAGGGGAGGCCGAAACCTCCCCCATTCTTGCGCGGCCCAATGGGGACGACTTTTGGCGGCATGGCCTTACGGCTGGACGAGTACCGACATGCGGAAAGTCGTACCGGTCGTCGGGTTCGCCGAGTTGTCGACCACGACCGAAGTCATCGGAGCGGTGATCGGGTTCGTGGCGGTTGCCGGCATCTGGTTGTTCCACCCCAGCGCCTTCGCGGTGCTCAGATTCAAGCTCTGCGAGGGTGTGTGAAAGAACACGTTCGCTGCCGAACTATGGAACGCGCACGACACGATCTTGGTGTTGTCGATTGAACCGACGAAGAGCGTGGCGGTGGCGCCGCCCAGAATGAGCTGCTCGACATCGACCGCTTCAGGCGCCGTGATCGTAATGGGCACATCGGCCGGAAACTGGGGCAAGCCAGATGGCTTGATCACCTGCGTCCAAACGTGTGATACAGACGTAACAGCCATGGATGAAATCCTTTCCGTTAGGGCCGCGGCCTGGCTTAGCCGTTGTGGATATTGGTGATGATCCCGAGCGCGGGCGGGAAGTAGCACTGCATCACGCCGTCGAGATAGATCCCGTACTCATACTTCAGCGAGCGCAGCGGCCACTCGATCTGCCAATAGTCACGCCGCAGACGCATCTGCGTGATGTTCGTGACGTTGCTCATCGGATAGGGCAGCTGTTTGCTGTTGAAGAAGATCGTGCCGGCGGGCATATTCGGATGCAGCCGGATCGGGATCTCCTTGGCGCCATCGAGCGAATACTTGTTACGGTAGCTCGTCGCCATGACACCGCCGACGATCTGCGATTGATCGGCAGTGAAGACAAAGCGTTGTGCGCCGGGCGAAGAAGAGCTGGTGCTCAACACCTTCTTGGAGATGTTGGTCTGCTCTTGCGAGCTCACCCAGATATCCGACGGGCTGAGACGATAGTTGTCCCAGAAGCTTTTCAGCGCTGCATCGATCTCGACGATGCCGCCGGCGTTGTCGGCCGTCAGGGTGGCGCCGTTGGCCATCACGCTCACATAGGCGTTGGAGCCGCTCTTGACGACCTGCGTCAGATAGCCATCGATGACCAGAGAGTTGGTCGAGTAGTCGGTCGCGGCCGGAAGGGACGCTGCCGTCTGCGTGCCGGTCGGCTCAGCGGTGATCGTATACTGCGCTTCGGTCGTGATCGCGCCGAGCACCTCTGTGCCGGCGGTATCGCCCCAGAACCACGCGTATCCAAAGGCACCAGCCTTGGCGGTCGTGGTCGCTGCGACCGAGCCGCTGGGGCCCGTGGTCCCGACGGTCGTGTTGTTGCTCTTGATCCCAGCACCGCCGCCGTAAGAATCGCTCGATCCGTCGGCGTTCAGCCGAGTGACTTGGGCCTGGATGCCGCCGGCAACCGATGCGTTGAGATATCCCTCTAGCGAGAGATATACGACGATGACGCTGAAGTTGGCATTGGTGCCCAGCGAACCATTGGACGAACTCGCGGTCAGCCCCGGCGCCGATGCCTTGCCAAGCGCTACGGAGGAATTGCCTCCGAGGATCAGCTTCTCTTCGCCGATCATGACGCTCTGCAGCAAGTTCAGGCTGGCCAACGCCTTCACGTCCTGGAAATATTCCGCTGCCCAGTCAGCCTGGAAGCTGGCGCTCGATTCCAAACCCATCGTGGTGTATTTGGCGGTGTAATCGGCAGTCGAAACGGCGATGACGCCGGACCGATTGCCTTCGCCAACACCCATCGACAACCCGGCGGTGTTGATCGCGGTGACCGCACGCCAGTTGGCTTGAATGCCGCCGCGCGCCGGAACACGAGGAATGTCGTTCCGCAACGGCGTCAAGACGGGGTACAGCATCTTGGCCCCGATTTCGAGGTCATAGCTGTTCAACCCGCTGATCGCCGAACTCGGCTGGCTGTAGGTCGCTTTGACGATATCCGGCGATAGACGCTGGGAGAGTGCCTCTCTCACCGCGGCAAGCTGCCGCATCGTCTCTTGATTGACGATTGCACCGCTCATGGTGAGCGAGCTCCCTTACTACGCCCCGCCCGAAGGGACAGTTGAGTCAGCAGCTCGGTGTGGTAGGAGAGCCGAACCGCGAGGCTTGGGTTTATTGCCCCGCGGGATTAATGATCGCGGTCGGTCGTGCCAACAGCGCCTTGAATACCATATTCTGGCGCTGCGTTGGCGACATATCGTTGAGCGCCTTCAGCAACTGCTCATCGTCGGCGGTCGCCGCGGCATATCCTGACACCGTGTCTTGCGCCTTGCTGATGGCCGTCGCCCGCCCAGCGTGCGACTTATCGACCGGGCGATTTTCGAGCGCTTCGAGTCGCTTTTCGAGGGATTCAATTTTCCGAATATCATTCGGATCACGCGCGGGCATCGCCGACGCAACCTTCTCGACCTTAGACATCCCCGCCGTCTCCGTGTCATCGTCATCATCCGCGTCCATCTCGTGCTTACCACCAGTGTCCGCGTCGACCGCCGGCTTCTTCTTACCGTCGGCCTTGGCAACGCCCATTTTGCTAATCGTCTTGGCGACCATGGCGATCATGCCCATCGCATCGCCCGGATCGACTCGCGCCTCTTCCAGAAGCTCTTGCACCTCTTTGCTCACGACAGAGCCGAGCAGCGTGGCGCCTTGCTTCAACCAAGTTTCCATCTGACCGATAATGTCAGAATTCTCGTCTTCCATCGCCTCTTCCCAGCGCTGGTTGACGAGCAAGCATTTGATGTCGCATAGGATGCTCGCGAGGCATGACATGGTCCCCATGCCCTTGGTGACCTTGCCGGCATACTCGCCGGCCGCGCCGGCGCCGTGCGCTGGCACTGTCGATCCACCCTCTACCGGCCCCTCATGCAACGCCCGATCAGAGGCACGCGACACACCGGCGCCGAAGTTTTGATTGGTCGACTGCAGAGCTGGCGCGGCGGGATCAACCGCCATGCTTTTACCCGCCGGGCTTTCGGCTGGTGTGCCGACTCGGCTGGGGCGTCCGTCATCTTCCTCATTCTCGCTATGCTCGGAATCCGTCACCGGCTTGGCGCTACCATCCGGCGGCGTCGCTTCGGTTTCAGCCTTGGTGAGACCCTCCGCCTTGGCGAGCAGCTCGCCCATGCTGAGATTCGCAAAGCCTTCCTGCAATTCGAGCAGCTGGCCCATCGTCACTTTCGCCAGCCCGTCGGGGAGAGCGACCTTATCGGTATCGTCCATTTCTGGCACCTTCAGCCCGTGTTTCTTCGCCGCCCGACGAATGTGTGCTGTCACCTCAGCCTTCGAATGGCTCTTGCTCTTACCGCGGAGCCGCACCGCGCTGTCGAGATCACCCTGATTCTTGATCGGATAGCTGCCATCGGGGAAGGCATCGCCCGAATCCGCGGCGCTATCCCGTTGCTTCTGATTCCAGTCGCGCTTCGAGAGCGGCTCGATCGGATATTCTGCCTTGGCCACCTCTTTCTTGGGCTTCTTTTTCTGGCCTTCCAGATCGTAATTGTTCACGCCGCTGCCGGGATTCTTCGGCTCGCTAAACGTGCCACCCGCGGCCTGCTCGCTCGCGCCGGCGGCCGCCGTATCATCGAGCTTCTGCATCTCATCCGCCTTCCAAAGATCCAGCTTGGCGTCGGGGTTACAGGGACGATCGACCAAGCTGATCTCGTGCATCGACATCTTGGTGATCGTTTTCTTATCATGCTCGTCGCGCTCTAATGCGCGGCCACCGATCGAAAACCCGGTGTACACCTGAGCCTTGACTTTCTGCACCGCGACCGGGTCGACCACGTGCGCCACGACGCGGGTGAAGCCATCATCGCCGCAATCCACCTCCAGCGCGCGGCCGGCGGCGTCCAGCTTGTGCATCTCGCGGATCGCCGGGAACCGCATATACTCAGGGATCGCGCCGCGGATGGCATCCGCCTTGATCACCTCGCCATCATTGTCCCGGCTCTCGCTCGATGCGACGCCATAGACCTTGATCGTGCCGTCGCTGACGCTCTCGATCTTCTCGATTGCGGCATAAAGGCTCATGCGCCACCTGTCCAAGTCAGCTCGCATCTACAAAATGGATGCGCGCCGGGCGTCTGATCGCCAGAAGGAAACGTGTCGTTTATACCAAGCGGACCGGCTGCCGCGTTGTCGGCGCAGCGCTTGCAACAATTCTCGCGCACGATCCAAAGCTTTTGAATCTCAGGATTTTCTAGAGACCCAGCTTGCAGCGTGGCCAAAACCGCCATGTTGGATGCACGGTTGACCTCATATTCCGCGATCATGTCCGCGCGATCGGCAGAGAATACATCCGCAAGCGTGGCAGCTATGGTCGCTGAATCAGCACCTTCCCCTAATCCGCCGGATAGCATCTCATTTAGCATGCTTCGGGTCGAATCGAGCATATTGAGATCAGCGGCATCCGTCGGGATCAGATCACCGGCGAAGTTGCGCGCGTATCCGACGAGCTCTGC